TTGTTAAGATACTTGATGAAAATGATATTAAAAAATATGATGTCTTTTTAATAAAATTAGTTTCACCTGTACCAAACCATGCCGCAGTTTTCATCGGAAACGATAGAATTTTACATCACGTACACGGTAGACTATCCAATAGAGAGCTATATGGGGGATATTGGAGAAAACATACCACGCATCATTTAAGGCACAAATCATTATGTTAAAGAAAGTAACACTTTACGGAGAATTAGCAGAAAAGTACGGAAAAGACTGGTCTTTAGATATTGAGTCTCCTGCGGAGGCTATTCGAGCACTGTGCGTTAATAATAAAGGATTTAGACAGTTTGTATCCTCTTCCGAAGATAGAGGAATGGGTTATAAAGTAATTGTAGGTACTTATGGGCTAGAGGACGTAGTAGGGGAGATGCACAACCCTACTGGCCGCCAAGAGATAAAAATAGTCCCAGTAGTTTTAGGGGCTAAAAGAGGGGTAGGCCAAATAATTATAGGTATGATTATAATCTATGCGGCCATAATGACAGGTGGAGCTGCCCTAACGGCTGCTCAAGGTTTGACGGTTGCTGCTGGTGAAACAGTGGCTGGGGGCTTAGTAATTGGCAACACGTTTATAGCTTCAGGAAGTATGGGCATGATGGCTCTGAAGTTTGGTGCAATGATGGTACTAGGAGGTATCGCAACTATGATGGCACCCACCCCTGAAGAGCCCACTACCGTTGATAAGCCTACAAACTATGGTTTTGATGGAGCATCTAACACAGCTAGACAAGGCTATGCCATTCCAGTATGTTACGGGCAATTATTAATAGGAGGAGCTGTGATAAGTTCAGGAGTTACACCAGAGGATTATACACCATGAGTAATAAAGATTGGATTAGGGGTGCTGGCGGTGGAAAAGGCGGTGGCGGTGGTGCGGCTGTTGAAGATGACGATACATTATTTTCAGATTCTAAAGCTAGAATTATTGATTTGCTATCCGAAGGTGAAATAGTAGGGCTATTAAATGCTGAAAAGTCTATTTACCTAAATGAAACTCCACTACAAGACTCTGCGGGTAAAAGTAATTTTGATGATGTAGTCTACTCTTTTAGAGAAGGTACAAATTCTCAGACCTATATATCAGGATTTCCAGGAACAGAAAATGCAGTGGGCGTAGGCATTGTAGTAAAGAAAGAGGCACCCGGAGCTGTAATTAGAACATTTTCATCTACTGCAGTAGATGCAATAAGAGTTATATTAAATGTTCCACAACTTTTAGATGGAGATAATGATAATGGAGACTTACACGGATCCACTGTATCTTTCAAAATTTATTTAGAGAAAGATAATAATGGTTCTTGGTACGAAGCAAAAGTGGGCTCTATTACAGGAAAGACATCAGCAAAGTACGAAAGAGCATATAGGTTAGATATACCAGCGGCTTGGAAGTCTTCTGGGTTTACTACTATAGCCATTAAAGTAGAAAGGACAAGCGAGGACGCTACTACTACAAAAATACAAAATGAGCTATATTTTGCTTCTTATACTAAGATTATAGATAATAAATTAAGATACCCTAATAGCGCCATAATAGCTACACAGGTGGATGCTAGACAGTTTACTTCCATACCTAACAGAGCATACGAGGTAAAAGGAGTAAAAATAAAAGTTCCTAGTAACTATACTCCTTACGACCCAGGTCATTGTTCATTATCTGGTTATAGACGTAAAGATAGGTGTACGCAAGCGGGAGGCACTTGGACGGGTACCTCGCCTGGAGATACTTTGTACACAGGCTCGTGGGACGGAACATTCGATACTGAATGGACTTGTAACCCTGCTTGGATTTTATACGACTTATGTACTGATGATAGGTATGGGTTAGGTAAGTGGCTATCTGCTAGTCAGATGGATAAGTGGTCTCTATATGAGATTGGAAAGTATTGTGATTCAGTAGACAACTCGGGAAAATTTACTGGAATTGATGACGGCTGGGGGAATAAAGAGGCACGATTTGCTTGTAATCTATACTTACAAGGAAGGGAAGAAGCTTTCAAAGTACTAAATGATATATCCTCAGTTTTTCGAGGTATGATATACTGGCAACAAGGGCAAATTAGTCCTGTACAAGATGCACCTAAAGATCCCGTTATGAATTTTTCAAATGCTAATGTTATTGAAGGCACATTTACCTATGAAGGAACTTCTAGGAAACAGAGACACAATGTAGCCCATGTTACTTGGAACAACCCAGAGGATTTTTATAGGAAGAATATTGAGTATGTAGAAGATGCTCCAGGTATACTTAATGCTAATAACCAGATTTTTTCTACAGATGTAATTGCTGTAGGGTGTACTTCGCAAGGGCAGGCTCGTAGAGTAGGCAAGTGGATTTTATATACTGAAAGATACGAAACTGAAGGTGTAACCTTTTCAACAGGTATGGAAGGTGCAGCAATTAGGCCCGGAGACATTATTAAGATAGCCGATTCCCATAAATCGGGTATTCGTTATGGAGGTAGAACTGCGGCAGGTAGTACAACTACTACTATTAAATTAGATGCTCCTACTTCTGTTACTGCGGGTAAACTTT